TTTATAGCTGTGCCTGAGTTATCAGGAAAGCTTCTAAGACCTGAGTCTCCTGATCTGTTTAACAACGGACCGATAGTGCTTGATATGCCAGCGTATACACCACCACCAAAGCCTCCTTGTATACCTGCATTTATAACACGACTTCTTACTTCCTCTTCTGGAACCTCTAATCCTGTTGATTTTTCTGCTCCTTTAATGAATACATTTTCTTGTGCAGCTTCCGTAACGGCTTCTAACGCTGAAGCTGTTGCTACGTTTCCTCCTGTCGATATAACTCCATCAAAAACTTTTTGTGCTGTTGTTTTATCTACTTCAAATATTTTTTGTATTTGATCAACAGAATTTTTTTTACCTATTCTTTTTAGCGCCGGTTCCAGGGGTCGTAAGATGGGAATAATTGTAGCGATATCAAAAGTTCCAGCGAGTAATCCAGTTTTTAATGCTTGTTCCGCATCAGAATAATCTTCATTACCAGCGAGTTCTTTTTGTGCTCTAGCCGCCTCACCAGTTCCAAGAAAAGCACTAGTAAGATAAGCTGATACAGCTGGTAAACCAAACCTTCCAACGAATCCCACCGGAGAAAAACCGACTAAACCCATACCTAACCTTGTTGCAATAGCAGCTGATACGCCAGGAAATAAAGATGGAATTGCTTGTCCGACTTGATTAGCTACCCATGGTGCAATATCATTTGCACCTGTAACATCTTCTATTTTACCCACTTCAGGCATGCCAACGGCTGCTGCCTCTAATCTATTTTTTAAAGATACAGATTTACCGTAGCCAACTAAATCATCACTGTTTATTAATTCACCAATTACGGCTAGGGAATCTCCTGTGATCGCCTGAACGTTGTTAAAACTTCTTTCAAGTCCTTTTGAAAACTCACTTTGCTCTGATGGTATAGCTGCCGTAGGTGATATGTTGTCTAATCCTATAACAGATAAATCTAAACCACCGGCCTCTGGTTCAACTCCTCCAATTTGCGGTGTTGTATTGTCGAGCCCCACTATTGATAGGTCAAGCTCAGCCATTAACTTATTCCACTAAAATCTAAATCAGGTCTTTGCGCTTTAAGTAATGCAATAATTTGATCTCTTGGTAAATTATTTGCTTTTGCTAAAGTATCAATCATCTGATTTGTAACCTTTTGACCAGTGCCTGAACCAGAAGTTTTTACTCCAGCTAATTCTGTTTTTTGTTCATCGTCACCAAAACCGATAAATCCTAAAATTTTACCAAACACTCCTGGTTCTTTATTCTGGAACAAGAATTCGTTGTTGACTTTGTCTATTGCATCTAATGCTAATTGATTGTTACTTGGAATATCTTGACCTGCGTTGTATAATCTATTGGCTTGTGTTTGCATTCTATTGTAAATGTTTGTAACATACAAAGACTCTATCGAGTTTGGATCTTCTAAAGCGTCACTATCAAAAGATAAATTTGTTTTATTTGTAATACTACTTAATATTGTGGGAGCGTTTTCTTTTACACTTCCTATATTATATTTGCTTTGTTTAGTAATTTTACCATCTGCTTTTATCTGTTCTTTTAATAAATCTATTTCACCGCTAAGGAGAACTTTAAATATCTCTCCTCTAAATTTTTGTTGTTGAGCTTTTGTTTTGTATTTTTCATTTATTTCATTTCTAAGTGCATCACTTGCAACTTTAGCTGCAGCCTCAAGAGGTTCACCTGGTGTCATCATTAATTGTAATCCATAATATACAGTTTTCAATGCATCAGAGTCTGGATCTTTTTGATATCCAAGATTAAATCCTGATGCTTCTAGTGCTCTAGCAATAGCTCCACTGACACCGCTATTAGTTGTGGTGCCATCAACTATATTAGCTCCTGCCGTGTCTGTCTTAACTCCGGTTTCAGTATCTACGCCTGTTCCTTTTTCTTCTTCTTTTTCTACCTCATCTGTTTTTGTTGCGTCTTCTTCCGTTATTGTTCCAGTAGAAATTGAACTTGATTGTGATTCAAGATTTGATTGTAGGTCATTAAGTTTATCATTTTCTGCATTCATTAAATCATCGAACTTATCTTTTGTTATTTCTCCTTTTTCATATTGATCTAGAATAAAATTCATGTTGCCTTGAATTTCATTCATTTGATTTTTGATATCGTTCTTTTCTGCTTGAGGTGCATCTAAATTTTCTACAACATTATTAACAGCATCTTTAGTGCTATTGATTGCAGTTTTAACTCCATCGCCAGCGCTTATAATCGCTTGGTTTATAAACTCAGGATTTGATTCTAGATCTTCTTTTATTTTTTGTTCTTCTTCATTTAATGATGAGTAAGGTAATGCTAAAATTCTTTTGTTTCTATCTATCTCATCACCTGCCGCTTTGAATTGATTTGAAATATTATTTATTTCATTTGTAATTATCTCAAGCGGGCTGTTGATGTTACCCTCTTCATCAAAAGTTTTTTCTACAATAGTATCTTTAACTGAAGATGCCGCATCTTTTACAGTGTCCACAACTTTTTTACCACCCTCTTCAAGATCGCTCATACTGACTCCAAATATTTCTGATTCACCGGCATCGCTTGTTCCAGTTAATTTAAATCCAGTTAAGGATTGAAAAGCATCATTAAACTCTTTCATGGCTTCTTCACTTGGAGCAATGTTTGCTATAACTCCTTTAGTAAAATCTTGAGCTTCTTGAAGAGCTTGTCCTCCGGCTTCTTTCCCTGCATTTAATGCTCTAAGTGCGTTAAACAAAAGTGCTTTATTTGTAGCCTTAAATCCTTCAGTAAACGCCTCACCACCTTGCTCTGAATTAATAGAATCAAAAACATCTATAATACTCTGGCTATCTTTTTCTAATCGTTCAGCTAAACTTAAATCTGCTTTTGGTTGATCTGTTTTTTCTTCTTCTGGTGATTCAGCTAAAGCTGTTATTCCAGCATCGTCTGCACCAACTGGTGTGCTTGGAGCTTTTGTTTCTTCTTCTGTCGCCGCTAAAGCCGCGTCTCCTGCTGCTTGTTCAGCTATGCTTTGGTCTATCAATGCTTGATAAGCATCTCCTTGTGGAAGTGCTCCGCTACCTCCAATGCCTGTGCCGCTTATGTCCAAATTTTTTCCAAATATATTTGCTTGATTCGCTATAATTGGCACACCCAATTGCTCTGCAATGGCTTTTATTTGATCTTCTTTTTTATCGGAAAAAAACTTATCACCAAAATCTAATCCAGTAATTCCAGCGCTAAACCCTTGTCCTGGATTAGGAAATAATCCCTCTGCCCCTATTAACTTAGCAGCCTCTAAAGCTTTTAAAAAATTCTCTGTGTTAAGAGGTGTCCCTGCATCATCAAAACCACCTTGATAAAAAGACATAATGTCATTTATTGTAGGAACATACGTACCCGCTTGTGCACGTATAGGTTCTCTAAACATTCTTCTGTTAAGTGGATGCATACTATCCTAACAACCTAGCTAGTCCCAGTGCACCGATACCAAGTCCTGCTATTTGAGATAATGGATTAACTCCCGCTGCAGGATCTTGAAAAGTAATACTTGAGTAACTAGATGGTTGTCCTGTTAAAATATCACTAGCAAAACCAAGTCTTGTAAACGGCTCCATCTCTTGAGCCTCAGCTGTTCTTCTTCCAGCATCGAGTCCTGCTTGTTGTAATTGTTGTTGTAATCCGCCTATACCTAATAAGGATTGAACGTCTGTTAAATTACCTCTTTGAAAATCTAAACCAAGTCCTGCTTGACCCGCACCTAAACCACCAATTTGTGTACCTAATTGACCGAGCCGTGAACCGAGAGTCCCGATTCCTATTCCGCCTTGCACTTGTCTTCTTCTCTCTCTTTCAGCAGCTGTTAACGCATCTTGAAAACCTTGTCTTTGAGACAGACCTATTTGACGTAGTGTGTTATCATCAATACCTTGTTGAACAAGTTCGGCTCTTGATCCTCCGAAAGCACCTGCTCTTGTAGCATCGCTATCGGCTTTTGCTTTCATGATATCTCCCTGCCTTTTTATTTCATCAGTAACATAACTTTGATATGGATTTAAAAATGCATCTATATCAGCTGATCCAATTCTAGAAGCACCTGTGTCAGCTAACGCTGCACCTTGTGTAATTAAAGGAGATCCAGATAAAGCAGTAGCAACACCTTGATCTAGCGTGCCTCTAGCTTGTTGTAAGAATGGTAAAAATTGGCCTATGCCTTGACGTGCTCTTTGAAAAGCAGCGGTTTGATCACCTGTCAAACCAGCGATTTCAAACGCTGGTATCTGCCTTGGAACTCCTGCTCGACCAAACTTTCGTAAATTAAAATCTTCTAAACTCTCACCTTGTCTTCTCTCTGCATTAGGATCACCAAATACTGTTTTAAGAAGTTGTTCACTTCTCTCTTCTATATACGGCGACGGTCTTACATATGTTTCTGACATTATTTTTTACCTCTTGATTCCGGTGATAGTTTACCACCTTTTTCTAAATTTTCCATCATTTCATACATCGGTCTTGCTCCTCCTGCATTTTTTACAGCTTTAGCTGTAACAACAAATTCACCATTACTCAAGAACGCTGGTATATCATCACTAGTTCCTGTTCCTGGACCACGAAGCATGCCTCGTGCTCTTGGAGCATCTTCAGGAAAACCTCCTTCAGCTAAATTTACAATACCTCCTTTTGCAGCAAACATAGTTGGAACTATGTTTGAACCAGCTGAATAAGCTGGAGCATAAGCCACATTAGTAATTGAATCAAACATACCCTCGCCTGGATATAATTCTGGAGCATAGGCTACGCCCTCCTGCTCACCACCGAATAAGCTCGGCATTATTTGAGCTATACCCTGTAGTCCAAATAAACCAGCTAGTATTCTTTTTTGACTAAACCCTTTGCTCGGATCGCCATCTTCTCTAAATATGTTTGTTGCTTTTTCAAAAAAACCTTGATCAGTTGCAGCCTTGGTTGCTGTTTCTGTAGCTGATGGTGCCGCTGCCGGTGCAACTCCTTGTCCCCCTGCAAGTCCATCGGTCCCTGTAAAAGCAGGTTGTGCACCTTGAAACAACGTGCCTATACCACCCTCTTGAATACCTTTAAATAATGAACTTCCTAAAGTTCTGCCACCGGCTTGACGACCTAACATTGCTGCTTGTGAACCTTTTGCAAGACCAGCTAATCCACCAGCTGTGATACCTGATAGTAACGCTTGACTAGGTTTCTGACCTCCAATTAATCCACCAGCTGTTCCTGCTGCACCAATTAGAAATGGGCTCGCACCAGGAATAAAAGACGCTGCCAAAGGTAAAACTATTGGAGCTGCTTTTTTTAATTTTTTAACTAATTTTTTTAAAAAGAATTCTGGTTGACCTGTAATAGGATTGATTGAATTTAAATTACTACCAACAATATATTCCGCTGGATTGATTCCCAGCTTTGCCATGGAAGTGAATACTTGATCTCGTAACTCAGGGTTTTCATCAAATACCTCCATAGGCACGATAGTTTCTCCCGTCGCAACGTGAGCAATAGTGTCGTCTTCAAAACGTCCTAAATTTTTTAGTGCGGTGACAGCGTCTTGAAAATCAGCTAAGCCCCCTTGTTGTAGCGCTAGTTTCTTCATTAATCTCCTTAAAATGCATTTTAATAATGAGGCAAGAGGCTAGCCTTGTAGATGAGCCTAATTAATCGTGTAATTATAGGCAAATTTCTAGTATCATGCAACATAAATGAGTTTTGATATTACAAAGGTGCCCATGGTCCGTGTCACGTGGTTAGATGCCCGTGATACAGAAACAGGCTGGTTGCCTATAAAAGACATACTTAATGCTCCGTTAGCCGTGTGTCAAGAAGTAGGATACATGGTTATTAATAATAAAGAAAAAATAGTTATTATGCGCTCTTGGTGCACAGATAAAGATGATAATCATGGTGGTGGTTCAATTGCAATACCACGTGGTTGGGTTACAAAGATTGAGTATTTACACGTCGCTTATTCAGAGACATCGTAGTTGTCAAGAAAACAATTTTAAAAAGTTCTGTTGATCTCTAAAAAAATATGTTTACATTATATTCTCACCAAAATTAACAATCAAAAGGAAAAAATATGAGCGAACAAGATTATTTAAAAGCTATTGCTAACCTTGCTGATAAGGTGAGCAGATATCACGAAAGACTATTAGCGGCGGAAAGAGATTTAGAAAGACACATTAACAGTGCAGAGCAACATCGTTGTGAAAATTGTCAGTGTGAAGACTAATTATTCTTTTGTTTCGCCTTTAACATCAGGCATTTTAACGACACGTATGGTAACATCCTTGGCCTTTGATTCGGCCCAAGGTTTACCACAGTCGTTACAAGTACCAGTAGCCTCTTCTTCTGAGTCAACCTCAGCGCTACAATTCTTACAATAAATTTTTACATACACTTCAGGTTTAAGAACAGGTAATTCTTTACCATCTACAATTTCAGTGCCTATTTGTTCTGCATCTTGTACTTTTTTACCAATTGACATTATGTAATCTCCATTAAACTTACTGCTATTTTTACACCATTACCAACTATTTTAATAGCATCTTGTTGTTCTAAAGATACAGGTTGTGATAAAACTTCCTGAGTTGCACCATCTGCTAAACTGCTTTTAAAAAGCTCTATTTCTAAAGGAGAACTAGCATCATAATCTAATATTGTAACAGTCGTTGTCACTGCTCCTCCAGAAACATTAGCTAATCTAATGCTTTTTACTATGGCTGTTGTTGGCAAAACAGGTGGTACAGCTCCCTCATTCGCTGTAGGAACTGTGTAAACAGCTGTATTAGACCCTGTAGCGGTCTTAGAAAATAATTTAAAAAAATCAGCCAAGGAAGAAAGTCCTCGCTGTTGACTCATCTTTTAAATCTTGTTGAAAACCAAAATTTAGTTGTTGAGTTATTTGTTCTAAGATACGTATTAGAGTATCAAACTGTATTGGTTCATACTCAGCAGGCGCATCTGGTAATCTTGTTGTGCTAATTTTAGCCATTATCTACCTCCATCTGGTTTTACATCCAAACGTAACGTACCATAACGCCAGTCTGAATCTAAAGTATTACTTGTTATTTTTACATTAGCTTGTCTGCCTCTACCACGTAAATTAAAAAATTTCGTTGTTGTGTCTACAGATCGATCAATTGTAGTGCCTGTTTCTGACGGATAAGATTTAAAACCCATGGTCATTGTAGCAGATCCAGCTTGATTTTTAAAATCAGGTATACCCTTGCTTATAGATAGTATTTGTTGTCCATCTTGTATATCAAAATCACCTGAAGTAATAAATGCTGTCATAGCAGATTGATCGTCATTTACACCTTGTTCATGTTCATACAGTAAGGATGCACCAGCAGTTACACCTAAAACAGTAGGAGTATTCCCCGTTGTGCCTATCTCATATTTTGTTGCATATGGTCTTTGATAAACACCATAATCCGTCCAAGTTGTTCTTGACAATGTTGATGTATACCAAGTTCTCTCTAAGTAATTATATGTGACTGATCTATCTATCTGTGTAGCGTTTGTAGAAGCGTAGTACCAAGTTACCTCATTAAACTCTGAATTTACACCAACATACGTTTCTGGTTGCTGTGTAATAGAAAAATCTTCAAATACAAAATCTTGCACACTACATGGTATTTTTTTTATTGAACCATCATAAAGATAAAAAGCATTTTGTGACATCCAGTATGCTACACCGTTTACATCGACGGCAGCATGCACACCTACAGCACCACAGTTTGCACCTATTTGCACCAATGAAAAAGTAAAAGGTGCACCAACAAACTGCATTGCATGAAGTGATGTATCGGTCCATACTAAAACAGCATTACGTGATCTTACTGCTGCCACAATCTTTGATCCGTCTTGTATTCTAAAAGATCCTGCAGTATTTGTTGCTGTTGGACCCCATGTTGTAAAATCTTCCTGTGATGAAAAACGTAAAAATAAATCGTCTTGTGTAGTGCTATTACCAATTGTTGTTTCTGTACCAAACAAAAATATATGTCTATCAGGCATTGACACTAGAGTAAATCTTGAGCTTGTCGGTGCTTGTGAAATAGCAACAGCTCTCACCCCTGTTCCGTTAGACGTGTCCCATCTAAATGTTTTACCTTTATGCACGGTAGCTATTAAATCTTCACCAAAATTATCAAAAGACCAATTTCTTGCATCTAATGTAACTGTTGAAGTTGATCTTGGAGTGTTCCAGGCGTCTACATTCCATGCATCTGTGCCCCAACCATAACCATAAGTAGCTTCAGCAACGCCTACAGATATTTGGTATTTAGCGTTACCTGTTCCGCCTCCGCCACTTGTGCTGCCACTTGCTTGGCTTGTATGTGTAACTTTGTAGGAGTTTGCATTGACAACAGTAGTAATCTCAAATTCTTTATTCATGTCTAAACCATCTATTGCACTAAAAGAATCAAAGGTAACAAAGTCACCTACAGATGCTCAATGACTGGTGTGAGCCACTGTTACAGTTGTTGTGGCATTTGTTGTAAAAGGATTTGTTAAAGCAGCCTCTAACCTTATAGGTGTAATGTCATAAGCAACACCTTCAGAATACAAATATAATTTTCTATCTGTCCCGATAGCCGTGTACCGTACACCGTCTAATGATGTCCAAGTATGTATATCTCTTGCTACACCAATTAAAGTTTCTTGTATAAGTTTAAGCCAACCACCTACTTTTTGTGGTAAACCATAATGAAATCTTACATTATCAGAATCAATCCAACGGCCTTCAGCGCCGTATTCTGTATCCTGCTTATCAATACCAGGTGCTATATTTAATTTTGTTAATGGCATTATGAAATCCTTATAAATCTGTATTTCATTTCACCAGCACCACCTGTACCTCCAGGTGCACCTTGTTCCGTGCCACCTCCGCCACCACCAGATCCTCTTGATCCAGTTTTACCTATTTGACCTGATTCATATCCACCGCCGTTACCAGCGTCACCACCAGCGCCACCTGCCACATTACCATTATAAGAGTCAGCGCCA